AAATTCGTCACTTGGTCTTTTATTAAACATAATTATTTATCTCCTGTCTTCAAGGTAGGTTAACAGAAACTTTGGCATACCCGTCAGCATCCTTAGTCGAGAGGAACACTCCGACAGGGACAGCTCCGCTAGCCTGTGTTGGGGAAATCAATCCAGAATTCGCGACGTAGGCGGTGGACCCAGCAACTGGAGTTCCAGAAATCTTATTTGTCACAATCCAACCCTTAGTTAGAATCGTAACTTTTGATCCCTTTAAAACTTCATCTTTGTGCCAGTTTAGGTGCTGTCGAGTAATGTCGATGTCAACCATATCGTTCAGCAACACGCCAAGTGGAACAGCTCCAGAAGCATTCGCTTTCACTGTCGCAAGAGCAGCGGCATTATCCATCGCAGCTCCAGAACCAGCAGTACTCACAGAAACGAGAACTCCTCGCTCTGCAACTTCGTTCATGAAAAACGAAATGTCTGTATCTAGTTCGTATCTATTATTCTTAAGTGCCATAATTCACACCTCTCTTTTTCTTGGGGGAGTTTTCATAACAGTAGACAAAAATTCGACAGCACTTGCAATACTTTTTTCTACGGCAGTTGGCTGTGCAGCCTCAGACGCCTTAGAAATGCTTTCTTCTGTTTCTTGAATGTTTTCAAGAGTAGAATCTAAACTTGCAGTCGATGTTTTTTCAGTTTTTGATGCCTGTGCAAGCGACACAACACTGTCGAACATTTCGTCGCTAGCATCCTGAAACTTCGCTAGAAGCTCCTCGGCTTTGGAATCTTCAACTCCCGCCTTAGAAAGCTTGTCTTTACGCTTCATTTGCTTCATATCTTTCTTCATGGAAGCACATTCGTCTTCCATGTCTTTCTTCATCTTTTCAGCAGTCGCTAGAGAATCTGAAAGCTCTTTAATCTTTACTTCATAAGAAGCAATGACTTGATTTTTTTCTGTTAGAGCATTATCAAATTGCTCTTTCGCCTTAAGGAATTCGGCCTTAACAGATTCAGTTTCAAGCTGAGCAGCTTTTAGACTTTCTGTTAAATCTCCGGACTGCCCTTCGTTAGCTTGAGTCATAACATAGACCTCCATAGCAGTTGATTGTGGAACAAATAGTTCAGTATTTTTACTAAAAATTACGCTTCTTGGGTTGGCTGGTTTATTAACTAAACCTTTGCCAGAAAAAATATAAGACTTTAAAAGTCTTCCTACTTTGTATCCTTGATATTCTCCGGTTCCACCATATGCTCTAAGATGCTTAGTTAAGAATGAAGATTTTTCATCTCGATGAATAACTCTCTGTTCTCCATCTGGTGTTTTGACGGCATAATCGAAATCACTAAAAATGCATTCCATAGAAACAGACCATTGTCCGTCTTCTATTTCCTGAGTTAATTTTTCAATTCGATCTCTCTGTTCTTTTTCCGCCCAAGACTTATAAATTACGGCACTTGTGACAATATCAAAAAAATCAGGTTTTTCATCTGATTCATCCGACGCGACAATTTTACCATCTTGATCCAGCACCATTGATCCAGTTATGTGGCCGATGATATCTGCTTCATCGTGCATATAATTGAATGGTTTGTTTACTGGAGTATTTCTAGCGGCCCAAAGATATTCTGACGCAAAAATGTCATCATTCTTATTCCAGCCGGTTGATACTAAAACTGAATTTAAGTAATATAAGTCTGACTGAGTTCCCCCATCACAATGACAGGCTTTCGCTAATTGCAAAGATCGTTCAGACAAATCACTTGTAAAAGCGTTAGATGGAATTATTTCACAAGACACTGCTATCGTGTTGTTATTAACGATTGCGTCTTGTAAGTTGTCGGAAATTTCTTTTTGATATATTTTCATGTTTTGCCTCATAAACTTAAATACACCAAAAATTTAGAATGAGTCATCTAATGGTGCTAGATACGCCGCCACACACAAAGACCGTAATTCGTCAATAGTCTC